TGGCTACACGGCGCAAAAAGCCGCTGCCCCGGCCGATCATATCCTCCAGCGTGCGGTTGATGCCTTCCAGCAGGCGGGCGCGCTCGCTGTCCAGCATGTCACCGAACACATCATCGTAGCCGTCCACCAGAAACACCAGATAACCCGGACGGCTGGCCTTGTATTCCGCCTCCACCTTGCGCAGGGCGGTCTCCTCGTTCAGCACCAGCAGGGTCATGCTCTCGGCATTGCCGGGCACTGTGGAGCTGTGCACGCTCCACATGCCGTCTGCGAGGGTCAGCAGCTGGCCCTCCTGCTTGCGGCACTGCTGCAGGTCAAGGCCGGGCATCACCTTCTGCGAGGAGCTCCAGACGAAAGAGGACTATGAGCTGTGCTGCCGCATCATCCGAAAGTACGGGGCTTGCATACGGTTAGACCGTTTCGCCTGCGACGCGCTGCACTACTCCAAGGGAGGATGCGAAGACGCATGGAAGGACAAGAGCGGCGTCATCCGCGTGGCGGAGCTGCTCGTCGCCAAGTACCCGGACATCCTCAAGCTGAACCCCAAGCGCCCCGGCGAGGTGCTCATGGTAAAGCGCGGAAAGAGGTGAGGCAGATGGAAAAGCTCAAGCAAAACTATACGAGCCCCCGGTGGAGCATGGAAATCCCGGACTGCTCCATGCCGATGAGCATGGACACATACAGCCGGTGTTCCTATAACTGCCTCTACTGCTTCTCGTTCTTCCAGAAAAGCCATACCACCAAAGGCTACCTCACCGGCCAGCCGCGCAGCGTGAACCCGGAGAAGGTCATCGCTCTGTTTGAAAACGCGGCGGTCAACAACACCGCAGCGGCGAACAAGACGGACGTGCAATTCTTCAAGTACATCCAAGACCGGCGCATCATGCAGTGGGGCGGCCTCGCGGACGAATTCGACGAATACGAGCGCCGGAACGGCGTCACCCTCGAGCTCCTCCGCTACTTTGACAAAATCGACTACCCGCTATCCTTCTCGACGAAGGCGGCGTGGTGGACGGAGGACAGCCGCTACATGGAGCTTTTCGCCCGGCACACGCACAACTGGCACGTCAAAATCAGCATCATCACCGCAGACCCGGAGAAGGCCCGGAAGATTGAGCGCGGCGTCCCGTCGCCGCAAGAGCGGCTCGCAGTCATCAAGAGGCTCGCCGACATCGGCATCCACGTCACGCTCCGGCTCCGGCCTTTCATCATCGGATGCAGCGAGGACTACCCAACGCTCATCCGGGCGGCGAAGGAGGCGGGCGCGGACAGCGTTACCACCGAATTCTTCTGCATGGAGAGCCGGGCCGACGACAGGCTCAAGGCCAGATACGCGGCGATGAGCGAGGTGCTCGGGTACGACATCCATCAGTTCTACATGGAGAACAGCAAGCAGCAGGGCTACAAGAGGCTGAACCGGGCCATCAAGGCCCCCATCATCCACAGGATGCGGGAGCTCACGCACAGCCTTGGGATGCGCTTCCACGTTTCCGACGCTTTTTGCCGGGAATGCAACGACGCCTGCAACTGCTGCGGCGTCCCGCCGGAATGGGGCGTCAGCCAGACCGGCAACATCGGGAACGCCATCATCATCGCCCGCGAGAAGGGCTTCGTCACCTTCTCCGACGTGATGGAGAGCATCAACAAGTATTTCGACTTCCCTTGGGTGGGGGCCTGCGGCTACAACACCGGCAGCAACAAGGCCCGCGCCCTTCTGTACGACACCACGATGGCCCAATGGCTGCGCTCCAACTGGAACGACACCAAGAAGGGCACCAGCCCGGCCAGAGCCTACGGCGGCGTCCTTGTGCCGGATGGGAAGGATGAGAACGGGGATGTCATTTACAGATACGCGATAAAGCGATAAGGGAGGGATGGGAATGCCAAAGAGACGCCCGGAGCCCGAGGCCGCCCTCCCGTGGGAACGGCAAAAGGGAGAGACCCCGCAGGCGTTCGAGGCGTTTTCCATCTACCGCGATATGGGCTCAAGCCGCAGTACGGCCAAGGTGGGGCGGAAGTTAGGCAAGAGCAAGAACCTCATGGACAGGTGGAGCAGCCGATGGGAATGGGTAGAACGGGCCCGAGCCTATGACAACGACCTCGAGCGCCAAGAGCGAGCAGAGGCAGCCAAAGACCTCAAGGAGGCCCGGAAGCGCCAGCGCAAGACCGGCTATTTCATGCAGAAGAAGGCCACCGAGGCCCTCGACAGGCTGAACGTCGAAGACCTCGACGCCAACGCCATCATCCGCCTCATTGTGGAGGGCGCGAAGCTCGAGCGCGGCAACCTCCTCGAGGAGGCGGGCTTCTTGCAGCCCACCGGCACCCCGGCCCGCAGCGGGCAGCAGGGCGCGGCGGACGGCGGCATAGATTGGTCGAAGCTGACGGACGCAGACCTCCGCAAGCTCGCCAGCATGGACGGAGGTGACGACGATGAGGAAGAATGACGCCCGCGAGAGGCTATACACCAAGGCGCAGCTACGGGAAATCGCCCGCGCCGCGAAGATGGAGCTCGCCCGGCGGAGCCTCATCGACTTCACGAAGTACACCAACCCCCTCTACATCGAAAACTGGCACCACGTCAGCTATGCGGCGAAGCTGGACGCCTTTGCCGCCGGAAGGATTAAAAAGCTCATGGTGTTCATGCCGCCGCAGCACGGAAAGAGCGAGCTGTGCAGCCGCAGGCTCCCGGCCAAGATGCTCGGGGACAACCCAGACCTCCGGGCGGGCCTTGTCTCTTATAACCACGACTTCGCATCGAAGTTCAACAGGGACGTGCAGCGCATCATCGACAGCCGGGAATACGCAGGGCTTTACCCGGAGACCCGCCTCAACACCGCGAACATCCGCGCAGCCGTCGGCTCTTGGCTCCGCAACTCGGACGAATTCGAGATAGTAGGGCGGCAAGGCGGCCTCGTCACCGTCGGCATAGGCGGTGGCCTAACGGGCCGCGCCCTCGACGTGCTCATCATCGACGACCCGTACAAAGACCCGAAGGACGCATGGAGCCCCACGGTGCGGCGGAGCATCCAAGACTGGTACGACACCGTCGCCACCACCCGCCTGCACAACGACAGCCGCCAGCTCATCACCCTTACGCGCTGGCACCAAGACGACCTCGCCGGCGTCATCCTCAAGCGCGAGCCGGGAGAATGGGAAGTCGTCAAATTCCAAGCCATCAAGGAGGGCGACCCCACCGACATAGACCCCCGGCACGAAGGCGAAGCCCTCTGGCCGGAGCGCCACAGCCTCGCCCGGCTGCTGTCTGCAAAGCAGAGCAACCCCCACGTCTTCATGAGCCTCTACCAGCAAGACCCGAGGCCCGCAGAAGGCCTCCTGTTCCCTGCAGAGGCCCTCAACTACTTCGAGATGGAAGACATACGGGGAAGGACGCCGGACGGCGTGATAGCCGTTGCAGACGTCGCAGACACCGGCGAGGACTACTACTGCATGATTGTGGCTTACCTTTTCGGAAACGACATCTATGTGGTGGACGTGATATACACCCAAGACCAAGCGGAGATAACGGAGCCCCTCACCCTCGGGGCGCTGGACAACTGGAAAGTACAGCGGTTCCGCATCGAGAGCAACGCAGGCGGGCGGCTGTACGCCAAGAGCATCCGCGAGAAGGCCAAGGGCTTCACGGCCATCGAGGCGGTGCCGTCCAGCACGAACAAGGAGACCCGCATCCTCACGGCCAGCGGCCAGATAAAGCAGCGCGTACACTTCCGGCAGGATTACGCGCACGGCAGCGACTACGAGAAGTTCTACGACCATTTCACCAGTTACACCATCCGGGGGCCGAACGAACACGACGACGCCCCGGACGCCGTGACAATGCTCATCACCACGGCGGCGGACAATATGCTCTCGTGGAGCCTCGAGAGCGATTAAGGAGGAGACCAATGAAAGACCAAACAGAGAGCGAGGTGAACCGCGATGCCCCTGTTTAACAGGCGGAGGCAGCTTCCCAGCGACCAATTCAGCCGCGCCGAGGGAAATGCCATGATACCGAGGTGGACGCGCCCGCCGGAGCGGAACACCTACGACTGGATTAAGATGTTCTCCAAGAGCCCGCGCCTCTCCGTGGTGGAGCGCATCGCGTCCGACCTTTCCTTTGCCACCGGCAAGCTCTACGTCGTAGGCAGCGACGGCGAGGAGAGCGAAATCACCCGGCACAGCTTCCTCAATTTTTGGGCGCAGCCGAACCCCCTGCACGAATTCTCGGCAGCAGCCTTGTGGCGGCTCGAGGAGATTTACCTCCTCCTCAAGGGCGAGGGCTACTTCGTCATCGAGAAAGACCCCGCAGGCCGCCCGGCAGAGCTTTGGCCGGTACCGACCCATTGGGTGATGATGACGCCGTACCTCGGGCACCCCTACTACACAGTCAAGACCACCAGCGGCAGCATCATGGAAGTCAGCGTGGATGATATGTTCGTGATGAAGGACATCAACCCGCTCGACCCCTTCCTTCGGGGCCTCGGGCAGGCGGAGGCCATCGCCGACGAAGTGGAAATCGACGAATACGCCGCGCAGTTTCAAAAGCGGTTCTTCTACAACGACGCCACCCCGAACATCATCGTCTCCATGCCCGGCAGCAGTGACGAACAGCGCAAGCGGTTCCGCGCTGAATGGCTGGAACGGTTCAAAGGCGTCTTTAAGAGCCACGGCATAGCCACCACCGGCGGCGACATCAGCATCCAGAAGGTCGCAGAGAGCATGAAGGACATGGACATGGTGAATGGCAGAACCTTCATCCGCAACGCGACACTCGAGCATTTCGGCGTCCCCCGTGAAATCATGGGCATCACCGAGAGCAGCAACCGGGCCACCTCAGAGGCAGCCCAATACATCTACGCGCAAAACGTCCTTATGCCGCGCCTTCGCCGGCGCGAGGAGGCCATCAATCAACAGCTCCTCCCGATGTTCGGAGAGGGGCTGTTGTGGCGTTATGACGACATCGTTCCCCGGAACCAAGAATTCGACAAGATGAAGGGCATCGACGGATGGAACGCCGGGCTCCTCACCAAGGACGAAGCCCGCGAGCTCCTCGATATGCCCCCGGCAGAGGTGGGCGGGGACGTCTACAAGACGACCTTCTCCGACATCTACATGAGGGCGAACGAAGACCCGGCCAGCGTGAGCAGCAGTATGGCGAACCTGCAGTACGGAGACCCCGCAACCGCAGAGACCGGCGGCGCGGAGGAAATCGACGTTGAGGAGCCGCCAGCCGACCCGGACGCTGTTGAAATCACGGCCTTCGGCGGCAAGCAGAAAAAGAGTGTCAGCCTCCGGGCCATCATCCGCAGCGAGGACGCAGCGGCCCGGCAGAGTACCACGGCCTTCGAGATTGCGACCATGAAATACTTTCGGGAGCAGGCCCGCCGCATCGGCAGCGCCCTCGGTGCTACCGAGAAGGCATCCTCGACGGCGTGGGACGCCCTCAAGAGGTACATCACCGAGACCGGGCAGGTAGACCGGGAGGCATGGGAGGCGCTCACGGAGGAGCAGCGGAAGGCCCTCATGGACGAGTTTGTCGGGAGCCTCATCGACTGGCCGAATGAGACGGACGTTCTCAACAAAGTCTTTGAACCGCTGTGGAAAGAAGCGTACACCGCCGGGGCGAAGCAGACCCAAGAGCTCTACGGGCTCCGAGGTGTACAGCGCCCCGAGCTTATCAGCACCGCGAAGCTGCGCGGCGGCAGGCGCGTCACCAACGTCACCCAGACCACGAAGGATGCAATCGCCCGCATCGTTGCCGACGGCATCGAGAACGGCGACAGCACACAGGTCATGGCGGACAGCATCATGCAGGAAATGAACACCAATGAGAAGCGGGCCCGGCTCATCGCCCAGCAAGAGACCATGACAAGCCTCTCGACGGGCCAGTACGACATGATGGTGAACGCCGGAGCCCAGACCAAGACGTGGCACCACATGAGCATCACGCCGGACTACCGCCGCGACCACCGGCGCATGGACGGAGAGACCGTACCCATCGACGCGAAATTCTCCAACGGCCTACGGTTCCCCAGAGACCCGGACGGCCCGGCGGACGAAGTTATAAACTGCCGGTGCGTATGCACCCCGAACTTTTAGGAGGTAGCTCAATGGAATATACCGCACAGCAAGCCGCAGAGGCCGCCAGAAACATCGGCGTAGACCTCGAAGGGGAAAAGATACGCCCCGAGGCTTTGGCCGCTGGAATGGCCGTTGAGGCCGCCAGACACGGCACCAAGGATGCGGCGACCAACATCGTCGCAGAAGACCCGGTAATAGCGGCGAAGCTCGCGCTGGCAAACCTGCGCGTCTCGCCGAATTATTACTCTCCCAAGGCGGGAGTTACCGCATGGGAGAAATCCCTCGCCCGAGGGGCGAAGCAGCAGGGCCGGAAGACCGAGTACAAAACCCTGCTTTTCAACGTGGACGACTATGACGAGGAGCAAGGCATCTTCTCCGGCTACGGCTCCGTCTTCGGCAACGTCGATGACGGCGGCGACATCGTAGAGCCCGGAGCCTTCACGAAGACCATCGCCGAAGGATTTGAGCGAGTTAAGATACTCGCGCTACACAACGACAGCCTCCTCCCCATCGGACGCCCACTTGAAGTCAGAGAGGACAGCAAGGGCCTCTACATCAAGGCCAAAATCAGCGACACCGCGATGGGGCGCGACGTCAAGGTGCTGCTGAAAGACGGCGTCCTCAATGAGCTGTCCATCGGGTACGACCCCATCGTATTCGACTACGACGAAACGGGCCTCCGGCACCTCC